TCACACTTAAATCCAAATGTCAAGTCTTTTAACATTCTTTTCCAAATGTGATTGCCGATCCATTGAGGTTTACATAATACATGATGGAAAATATAGTTAGTAATATCTATCGGATTATTTAAACCTTTTGGGAATCCCTGTTTTGGTTGCTTGATGTCTGGTGGAGACAGCCACGTTTCCGCAGTATCTCTAAGTTCTACTTGATGGAATCGTTTAGCCCAAGCGTCAGCCGCTTTATCCCAAGTATAGTGGGACACTGCATTCTGCCTAATTCTTTCTCCTTGTTCAATAAAGAAGTTTGGATTTTCTTTATGTGATTTTAGCATATCAAAAGCCAGAGAAACAAATGCTTCGTTGTCTGGTACGGCTCTATTGCATCCAGTTTCACATTCGCTATAGTACGACAGCGGCGTGATACCGTATCCGTCAATATTGTCAATCACAGATTGCATGGCGGAATAATAAGTAGAAATAACAGGAAGACCACAGTGCGCGGCTTCTAGCTGGGGCATACCAAAACCTTCACTGTTGGCATATTGTACATATACATCAAACAAATTGTAGATTTTGGAAAGACTTACTTCGTCAATAGGATTATTGATTCCGACCACCTGATTTGTAAAACTTTTACATTTGTTACAAACCTGAACAGAATTCTGAAAAAAGTCAACAGAAATATTGTTGCAGTTTTTACATTTGTAAGTCATCAGAACCCTACTAGCCAACCCATTTTCTTGGATTAGCTGTGGAAGCTCCCATCCCACATCTGGATAGTAAGTATGACAATAAAGATAAACATTGTTTTGTTCTGATCTGTCTAGTATTTTTTTAAACGAAGCTAGAAGGTCGGGGTATAGCTTTCGCTTTTGATTTCTCATGACAGTGCCAAAAATAACACTATCTGGAGAAAGCCCCATTTCTTCTTTATGCTTACGCTTGTCTGCTACTGGTGCAAAGTTCGCGCTTGCCGCAGGGGACGCAACGTCTACAAATTCAATGTTGTCACATTGACGCATCATTGTGTCTCGACCAAATTCTGAATAAGCAAATACAGATTCAGCAGAATTATATGTATTAATCCACTGCGGATTTTGCGGTTCAGCGTCTACCGTTGGCATAATTGCCCAATGAAAAAAATCACGGTATGGCGAGCGCTGCTCAAACTCAATCATCCACCAGTCGCGAATATCCATCACGATATCGGGCTGAAAATCAAGCGCGACATGATTAAACGACAAATCTCCAAATTGAGCTACTGGATTACCCTTATATAGCTGATAAGATGGATCATCCTGTAGGGGTTTATTAGGATAGCATTTCCAAGGAACATTCTTGGCTCTCTGGTCACTCCTGTCTGCATAACAAGATAGTTCAGCAACCTCGAATTCGTCAACTTGGTTTAATCTACTAAGCACCTCTTTTGTATAGACAGAATATCCTGTACTAAGCCAAGAAGCCTCAGAAACAAACAATATTTTCTTCTTTCTCATTAGTTATCCGATTCGGTTGAGTAGCGTTCTTTGTTAAAAATTTTAAAACTATTAACTCTGAAATAACAGAAGTCATTATCGTCTCTATTGCTTCTCGCCGTACACTCTACAAGGATCAGGTCGTTAACTTGAAGTTTCTCTTTGATAGTGATTGCGGCTGTATGCCACGCTTCAAAGTTTAGATTTTCTGTTCTTCTGGTTTTTTGACCTGATTTATTTTTTCTATATTCTTCAACTTCGAGAACAAAATTAACTAGGTCAACATCATTAGATTTAGTAGAATAGACAGGCTCCTTGAGCTTGCCTAAAAAAGAGCAATTATTCATAATAATCCTTTTCAAACTTGTATAATTTTATTTACAACAATCGAGTTTTTATCTCGCTTGGAAACCTCGCCATCTAAGAAGACGGTGTTTCTTTCTATCAATAAATCTTTATATTTCGCAAAAGCGTCGGGAAAAATTGTAACGGAATCTAGTTCACCGCTCGCATCTTCAACACACAAAAAAGCCATTTCTTGGCCGGGGTTTTTACCCTTCTTAGTTTTATAAGTACGTATAGAGTTGATCATTACAGAAAGATTTACTTTACCTCTTATAGTACCCAAGGACACATCTTTGCACATATTTGTGGAAATATTTACAGAATCTGCCTTACTACAAGTCAAAGCGCACCCCATCAGCTTGATTTCATAGTCTGCAATAGAAACGGGGTCGTCATCTAGGCTATAAAATGGTGAAATGAGAGACTGTTTGATATCCTCTATCGCGGTTGCTCGCCGCGAGTTAATCTTTACCCAGTCAGGCAGAAGCTCGACACACTGTGACAAAGCTAGGGAGCTTTTGTAATTTTCAGCAATAGCATCTTTTTCTCTTGCAGAAAGATTATTCCAGCTATCGTATTCATAAAGCATTTTCTGGCGAGACTCTCTGTTGTTCTTGCCGTTAAAAGCGCCAACAGAAATCATGGCGATTGCTGCACGCTTATTGATTTTGCCCTTATGAATAATTTTAACAAGACAGTCTAGCCAAGTATAAGTAGTAATATCTTCTGTTTTCTTAATCTCTTCGATCTTGTCACACTCTTTAGTGCCTACATTCTTAATGTGACGCATACCAAAATAAATCTTACCATTTTCATGGATAAAATTTGTATGCATGTGATTAAGTCTTGGTGGATAAGTATCTAGGCCAGCCATTTTAGCATCCATAATAAGCTGCTTGAGTTCGATCTCAGGCTTTGGCTTCCTGTCGGAACGATTCATGTAGCTTACATAGAACTTTTCTAGTCTATGACACTTGCAATATGCGCTCCAATACGCATCAATAGCATACGAAACGGCGTGGCTCTTATTGAAAGCGTAGCGGTTAGACTTCTCGATCCATGAGAAAATCTCACCCGCTACCTCTTTCTTGATGATACCCTGCTTTTCTGCGCCATCCATGAAGACCTGTTTCATTTCTTCCATGAGTCCAGCCTTCTTTTTACCAATAGCCTTACGAAGTGAGTCTGCTTCTTTAAGATCAAACCCAGCTAGTTGCTGGGCGATCTTCATGCTCTGCTCTTGGTATACCAAAACCCCATAGGTTTCTTTTAAGATTGGCTCCAGAGAGTCATCTGGATAGTCAACAGGGTCCATCCCCTTCTTTCTATCTGCATAGTGCTGCGTCATAGACTTACCATCAGTATAAGCCTTTAAACAGCCGGGGCGAATCAGAGAAATAAGAGCCGCCAATTCGCTAATGCTTCTGGGTTTTACTTCTTTAGCCCAGTGTTTACCGAGGCTAGATTCAAGTTGAAAGACACCTTTTGTGCGCCCTTCGCAAATCAAATCCCAAACTTCTTCGTCTTCAAAATTATTAATGTCAAAATTAGACATAAATATCCCCGTTCGCAAATGTCTTTTCAAATTTAACTTTATGCAACAATGTTCTTTGCAATTTCATGAACTTAATCATGATATTGGCGGTATCCTTAACGTCTTGCAACGCATCGTGAGCATTATCTTTACTAGCTTGACTCATTCCAAAATAGTCGCGCAAGTAATCCATGCCATAACCCTTTACCTCTGTGTTATTTTCAAACCAGCAGTAGATATGCTGCATAACATCTATGGTAAAAATTGGATTAAAAATGCCCTGTCTACCATTCTTAGCATGAGTAGGGCCATATTGTTGACACATGCGTTCAACGATTGGCATGTCAAAGCCATTGATGTTGTATCCTGCGGCGATTGGCGCATAGTAGTTAGTCTTTTTGAAGTTGTATTTGTCGCAAAATTGCGCAAACTTCTTCCAGACGGTCTTTGGTAGCGGGGCCTTTGCTAGATCGTCTCTGTTCTTTCTTGTGATCCGCAGAGCCTCGTCTTCAAGCGGTGCAACACCCGCTTTGATTGCCTTATCGTCGTCGATAATCGGGCGAATCTCGCTGTTAAATACGCCTCCCGGCTGTAGCTCTAGCTTCCTAGCATGAATAGCCACGGCAGCAATCTGCGTTGGCTGACATGTGTAGGGGTTAGCTCCACCGGTTTCAAAGTCAAACACAATAATGTCACGATAATTCGCCATATTACTTCCTTTTTTTCAGTTCCAAAAATTTATCAACTGCGTCGTCGATATTTTTAAATAAGTGATGTTCCCCGTATCGGTCAGACCACACTTGATATTCATTCGATCTTGCCAATCTTGGATAATAATTAGCTAGATTACACACCGTAATATCTTTATAGTCAATGCTGCAACCAGAAAAAATCACAGACATATACTCTTCTCTTGTAGCGTTCATTTAATCCTCACAGATTTCCATAATTTTACTTAACAAGTCAATTCCAAGAACATCAAACTTGACATGACCCATAGCCTCTAGGTCATTCATTTCAAGCGCGGCAATCATCTTGCCATTCTTGTCTTTAACCATTGGACAAACTTCTGCGAGAGGATGTTTTGAAATAATCACACCAGCAGCATGTTTGCCTTGGGATTTATTAGTTCCTTCAATTTTAATCGCCTGCTCAAAATAGTGAGAAAGCGGTCCATCAAGTTTTCCTTCTTCATCATAGTAACACCAACTTTTTAGTGCCTCGGATTCATTTTCTAAAGCCCATCTAATGATAGACTTATCGTCCATTAATTCTAGCTGGTCAGAAATCTTAGCTTCGTCTGGAATACTGTCGGTAATAGCGTTCATCTCAGAGAATGATACAGCATCATTGATTCTCAACACCTCTTTGATGGCGGCTCGCCCCTGTAGTTTTCCAAACGTTACCATCTGAGAGACCTTATCAATTCCATACTTTTCCTTGATGTAATCAATCACTTCGTCTCTATGTTCAGCCGGAACGTCCATATCAACGTCAGGCAAAGAAACATGATCCTCGGTGTTTCGTCCCTCATTGTAAAATCTCTCAAACAGTAAGTCAAATTCAATTGGGTCAACTTCTGTGATTCCAACCAAATAAGATATTAAACAGCCAGCAGCAGAGCCACGACCCGGACCAGCGATCCAGCCACGATCTTTAACATGATTGACAATATCTTGGACGATCAAAAAATAACCACTGAGATTGGCCTTAAAGATAACCTCAAGCTCTTTCTTGACTCTCTCTAGATAAATATCTCTTTGAACTGGGTCTTTTACTTTTCCGGCTGGCGCTAGCTTAGACTTCCAGCCATGACGACACAACTCTTTTAAATATTCATCATTATCAAAACCTTCTGGAACATCAAACTCTGGAAGCATCGGCTTGCCAGTAATTTCATATTCTTCGCAGGCAGCAATAGCATCAAACATTTCCTCGTCGTCGCTCACATCGCGTGGCTGTTTCAGACAATAGTCTTCACTTGTAAAGAAATGCTTGTTCTCAAAATCTTCACCCTTTTGCAGCTTTGCCGTAACCTTTGGAATGTTTGTTTTCATGCCAGAACATAGAATGATTCTATGCAAATCTGCCTCGTCTTGAGTGCAATAATACACAGCATCATCTACATAATTGTAATGAAAGTAGTTCTTGCCCCACATCTTCTTGTAAGCTGCGTTATCTTCTGATGTGATGAAGAGAATATTTCCATTTTCGGCTATTCTTTTAAGGGTGTCAATGTTTTGTTCTTCAGACGAGTAGTTGATTAGGTCAAGCCACCCATCTTTATTTTTAGCAATAAGTAAGAACTGCTCAGTATCTAATCCCAAAATGGGCTTTATATCGTTTTTCTTGCAGGCTTGGTGAAAGTTCACAGCGCCAGAAAGAGTGTTGATATCGGCAAGAACGCACGCCTCATAACCATATGAAGCGCACAGTTTTGCCAGTCTGTCTGGATTAGAAAAACCTTTAAGAAGACTGAAGTGAGTCTTGCAGTTTATTGGTGTATTCTTGTTTTTCATCAATTATTTTCTTCAAAATTTGCGACAAGTTATCGGGTTCCAATATCGTATTATTATAGTCAGACAGGTTCTTCGTTAGCACCGAAATATCACTATTATTTACTAATTTTAGACATTCTTCCAGATGGTTATCTAGGAACTGCCACTTTGTAAAGAACAACGGGGCGTTTTCGTAATACCAAAACCTTGGAAGCCTTTCAACCATTGGAAAAGCGCCAAGTTTAATAGCTTCAAAGAATCTAAAAGACTCATCACTAAAAGCTCCAGTTGGACACAGGCAGATTTTAGAATTATTCAATAGCTCAACATATTCTTGATGATCTAATCCTGTTCCAAAAGCAGAAGTATATTTTACATAATGCTTGTATTTATCTCCTGTTTTCTCTATCATGTCATCTAGGCATTTCTGAAATTTATCTCTCGTGCCATATTGCGAGATTTGACCAACAAAACAGAAGTCATATTCTCTTTCGTCTATAGGTTTAATCTCTTCTATCTTTTGTTCAATATTATTAATAAAAGTTCCCACGGGAAGCGGAAAGAATTTATGATTTACAACAGGATATCCCCAGTTATCTAACATGGAGTAGTTGTGAAAAATCAAAAACACGCTTTCTTCATCCACGTATCTTGGATACTGATGCGTTTCATTAGATAGCGAGAACAAGATATGCTTCTTGCCGTCTTTTGGAAATGTATAATCTTGAAGATCATATTTAACCACAACGCGAAAGCTGTCATCAAGTAGTTTAGCAAGACTTTCGGCAGTGTCAAGTAGAATCTTGTTACCTAAGTCAAAATCTTTTTTTATATCAATTAATTGTGCCATCAGCCCGGTGCCTCATAATATCCAATGTCAAATCCTTCTCTAGTACAGTCCGCAACAGTTTTGTCATAGCCCTCTTTTCTTAGCTTGTCTTCAACGTGCTGACACATGCTTTTGTTTTCGCCCGGCCAATCTGTTTTGCAGAAATGGCATAGCTTCTGACATCTGAAGTCACGTCTAGTAGGAGAAACAAGCCTCGGATTAGTGTTCTTCTGTATCTGTTGATATCTTTTTCTAAGCATATCTAAAAACTTCTCTTGATCAGACTTATCAAAGCACATACTAAATGGGCCGCCATCACGAATAAAGAAAATACTCATGATAGCCTGCTCGTAATCTGGATACAATCTAGATATAGCATAGTTATACAATAACAGCTGTGGATCTTCAAGCAATTTCTCGTAAGTTTTTTCTTCGCCTGTTGCCCAGTTCTTGCGCTGTCCGGTTTTCCAGTCGATTACCTCAATGACACCATCATCAATTTGTGTCACTAAGTCGATTGTACCTTTAATTGCAAGCTGACCATTTGCTTTAGTTCCATCTGGCATTTCGTATTCAAACTTAGCCCAGTCTTCTTCTATCGGCAAATCAAAATTAGGCTCTGCATCTACGACATCTCTGTTGCGAGGGTCGAACTGGCCGTCATTATATGTTAGCGCTTTTTCTGTAAGGTTCTTACAAAACTTTAGATCGGCAGGATAATACTTGTGAATACAGTCTTTTTGATAATGAGCGTAGCTTTGGTCTAAAATATCGTCTACAAACTTCTTAGTGTATAGCTTTCTTTTTGTAAATTCTATTTCACCAAGCGCATCATCTGTGATCGTCAAGGTTTTTTCTTCTGGATTATCTTGAAGACATTTTTTGCAAGCAGCAAGAACCTCCATGACCTTGTGAACCATCGTTCCTAACTGTGCCTTTTTGCCAGACGGCGATCTGTGTCCTAAGACATAAGTAATAAAATACTGCATTTGACAGTAATCATAATTACCATAGCTAGACGACCTAATATAGGTGACTATCATACTAGCTCCTTATAGTGTGAATTCCTGTTGACGGCTCTTCAACGTTGGTAAATTCTACTTCATCACCAAGCCATCCCCATTTTTCTAGTAAATTAATAATCTCTTGATTTGTTTCATTAATGGTCATGTCTTGATTTTCAATGACGGCATCAAAACCTTCGTATCCATCTAGCTCTGTCTCGCTGGCATGGTCGTCGGAAAACGGCTTTCGATTGAGCCTGATGATTTTTCCGCCAGCGGCTTTGATTAGCTCTACTTCATTAGTAAATCTAACATCATCCACAACCGCAAGCAGAGAAGATTCGATTTCAATATCTTTCAAGAGTCTTTCTGCCCAGATATCATTATACACCCTTCGACAGACTTCTGTGCCAAAGAACTGAAGAAACTCTCTTGCGGTCATGTTGCCGCTTTTGTTTCTTCTTTTTCTTTCTGCGATAGACATAGGCATATCTTGCCATCTGATATGTGTTTTTGTATTCTTTTGTTCTTCAGTGCCGAACACCTGCTCTTCTTTGATCCCAAAGAGTTCAACAGCCATAGCCTTTAGTGGGTTGGCGAGAGAATATTTCTTGATATAAGGCCACATATTGTACCCAGCCCAGTCAGCAAATTGAGCATCTGTTCTGCTAATATCAAGCAGCCCATAAGAATCATTACTGTTTTCTGTTTGTATGAGCAAATCACCGCCCTCAGTGATTGCAAAATTGTTAATGACTCTAAAAGCTCTTAGCTGATAGCCATGTACAAAGTTTGCGCATGTGCTTTTGCCAGATTGTTTAGTGCCAGAAAATGCTAGTATTTTAGTCATAAGATAGCCTTTAATTGTTCTTGCAATTGTTCAATAGATAGATCACCAACATCTTTAGCGTCAAGAGTTGGCCGTAAATAATTAAATCTTCTTCCGCATTTCTTAATGATTTGCTGCGCGGCTTTGTTGCCAGCGTCATCATAGTCTGTTAGTATGATTACATTCATAACTCCTATTTCTTCAAGCAATATTAATTGTTCATCAGTCAAGGACGCGCCAAAAATACTAACCGAATTACTGTATCCGGCCTCGTGCATCCTCCAAACATCGCCTTGACCCTCTAGAAGAAATACGGTTCTATTCCTTATTATATGGTCTTTTGCAATATTTAGCCCATAAAGATGTTCTTTTTTAAAGCCTTTGCTATGCAGCCACTTTGGTTGCATGTTATCGTATATCGACCTACCAACACATCCTACAAAACAATCATTTACATCATAGATAGGCACAACCGCACGATTATACATGGGTCTATTTTTATCTAGACATGTGCCAACATCAAATAAGTCAAGCACCTCTGGCGTATAGCCGCGATCAATATAATACTTACACGGTATTTCTATCTTTGATCTAACTTCTTGTCTTGATAGGGTTGGAGTATTAACGACAGAATGTTTCAGGAACACATCAAGCAGCTTAACCTCTTTTACGGGATTAAGGTCTTTTTCTTCTACATGCTCCGCCTTAGCTATAGACTCACAGAACTTGTATGTTTCTGCAAGAGTGGCCTCTGTGCCTTTCTTTGCGGTCAGTGCGCCTCTGATAAATCCGAATATATTTCTAGCATATTCATCATCGCATCCCGCAGTCCAGCACTTCCAGTTTCCGACAACATCATCGCCGTCTAAAAACAGAGAGCATCCCTCTGGATTGTCGCCGCCATGAACCGGACAAGGAAAAGAGTACCTGTTAGGATACTCTACATATTCAATATCAAGCCTGTCTAATACTTCAGGAATAAAATCACGTAGCGCATCACACGCTGCTGAGATCTGATTCTGCGTCAAAGTCTTCATTTATTTCAAATCCTTCACTTCTTGATTTGGCATTGTTATGGATTTCATTCCTAGTCATGCCTTCTTCTAAACGTCCGATACTGCCAAACATTTTCATGGAGATATAATCACCATCATCTAATCCCTCACCATGTCTGGCAACAATGGGGACCAATTTTCTATTGCCGTTTTTAGGATTGTCTTCGGCCTTCTCTTCATCTGATTTTAACTTAAAGATTGTAAAACTCGTACAAAGCCAGATAAGTCTATCAGAACCAGACACCGCATCAGTGCTTTCTTTTGTGATACCATCTCTGTTCAACTGCACAAAGCTCAAACATGGAACATCATACTTAACCATAAAGTTATGCAGCTTAGTAATCTGGAATCCAAGAACCTGATACTCCTGCATAGACGCACTAATACCATCTGAACTCATAAGTTTTAGATAGTCATAAATAATCACACAGTCATTAGTTCTACCATTCTCATCAAAGCCGACATGCTGATAAATCCACTTCCGCATAATAGAAAGTATATTATCAAATGACTGACCTGCAATACTAATATAATGATATGGAATATTTTTTAGCTTTTCAGAAGCAGCGCGCACCTTTTCTTTGTCTATTTCATTATCTGAGAATTTACCTGTTGCAATCTTGTTGATTTCTACACCACTAATACTGGCTAAAATTCTGTTTAGGTGGTCATCTTTTGACATCTCTGTATCCAACACAAGAACAGGAACGCCCTGCGTGGAAATATTGAGCGCCACGGCATCGCAGAACATAGACTTACCAACTTTAGGTCTGGCGGCAACTAGATCAACGCATTTTCTACGGAGACCACCACCGATAGCAGCATCATATCTTGCAAACCCTGTGGGTATTCCAACGAAGTCTGACACATTTTCTGTAAGAAAGTCCAAGTATTCATCAATATCGTCTCCAATAAATTCTGTTTTGTTACTTGATGTTTGATATATTGCAGATGTGGCATCTAAGATAGGAGATTCTACCATAGAAATAAGGTCTACAATATCTTCTTCGCCGGTCATAGACTCAACACTTTTCTGACATCCGTTAAGTGTTTTCTTTAGGTCTCGCGCCAGCTTTAGCTTGGCTATTTTTGCAGCATGAATCTGTGAGTTTTCTAGATTCACTGGAAAATTAAACAGCGACCTAATAAAGCCCATCTCTTCTTTGTTATTTAGCGCGTCACCAATGCCCAGACTATTCGCGGAAGATAGAATAGATGTCAATTCTACCTTTGCATTGTCTGATATTGTTTTATGAATACAGCTAAACAACACCTGATTCATCTCGTCAGTAAAGTGATCGCTGTCTACAAAGTCAATATCTAAGTAGCAGTCGAGTCCATACTGACACAGCGCTGCAAGCACAGCTCTTTCAGATGCTAAATCTTGTAGCTTGTTCTTTTTCATTAGCGACCACCAATACACCTGTCGCAAACATACCAGTCCCTAGCGTGAGTTGGATGAACCTTTACAGTGTTTTGACATTTGGTGCATTTCTGTTCAACCATCTTAGTCGGCGGTCGTCTTCTTTCTGTTGGCTTAACGTCCGGCGTAGTAAATTCTGCACCTTTGGCTTCTGTTCCATCGTCAGTAAAACTATTAAATCTTTTACTTTCTGTTACTGGCGCTTTGGCTTTTACCTGATCTTTATTCTTAGTAACACTAAAATCCAAGTCCACATCACGAGACGACTCTTGCTTGGGTGTAGTTACGACTACAGGCTCTTCTCTTTCTTGCGGCTCCATACTATCACTTAGGCTCTGAATAAGAGCCATCTTCTGTTCCGCAGTCAACGATTCAATAAATTTATCTAGCATAATAACCTCATCTAGTTTTCGACAAATTACTTAGCGTGTCCGCCATTCTCAATACTTTACTTGCTTTACCATCTATTACAGACAGTCTAGCTTCTGCATGTTTTTTAATTCTTAATATATCAGAAGCGAGTGGGTTTTCCTTAATTGCAGAATAATACTTCTGCTCCCACTTAGTGTACCCATTACCATAATCATCCAAGGACTTAGATATTATATACCAAATACTTGAATCTGCCCAGTCTAAAGCTATTTTTTCTTTGGATTTTACTGACTCAAGATAATCAGCATAAGCATATAGTTCATAAGCATAAGCCAAACATTCTTTTGCAGATAAATGGCTAATCTCTTGCGAGCGCATATTTAGAATTGCTTCAATATCTTCCTTCTGGTCAATTTTGGGTAAGCCCTTGCAGGATATCCAGTCATCAATCGTCTGAAGAAACTCTTCTAATTTTTGTTCTCCACTCATCAATGTCCTCATTATAATTTAGTTCTATCAATTCTATTTCGTTTAAGTCGCACCATTCTCTTTTATCTGAGTCTCTGGCTTTTGCTTTATAAAAGTCTAACTTGCTCTTAAAAAAGAAACTGTTAAACTTATAATGTTGCTCGCCATGAACTTCTACAATGATGCGCCTAGCTGGAAGAAACATGTCTGCCCGTAAAGACTTGCCACCAAACTGGTCTTTGCTTCCCGGAAGCGTTACTTCCTCTAGTATCGTATCATAAGGATAGAACTCTTCAAGGAGTTTTCGTGCTTTTTCATGAAGTTTTGACCTAGCACCTTTCTTGGAGGCGGCAGAAAGAGGTGTCCATATATAACCCCTCGCATCAAGGCCGACTATTTCTATTTTCATAGCATTTCCTTGATTGATTTTGCCAGAAGTTTAACGCACTCTGGGTTTTCTTTCAAAAAGTTATATACTTTTGGCTGACCCTGAAACTGAAACGCTTTAATACAGGCCGCTTCATCTTCAACATCTAGGTCTGGATTTAGTTTCTTCATTAGCTTTTTATCTTCAAGCATAAACATCAACTTAAACCAAGCACCACTTCTGTCAATAAGCGCAAGCTGTTGTGCCAGCTGTAGGTACTCTTGACACTCATCAATGCCTTCTCCGTAGCGAATAAAGCTCTGACAGTTGCCTCCGGGCGAACCCATAGAGGAACAGAGGATACGCCAGTTTACTTGCTGACCAATAATCTCGCCACTTTCGTCTGCCCAAGGCTTGACGGCGGGAATTTTCTCTCCACCGCTCTTGACTTCCATTCTAGTGTCTGCCTGATACTGAATCTTTCTGCCTCCGTCAGCCATCTTAGAAGCACCCATTCCAGAAGTGTTCGAGATAGTATGGGTAATCAGTATCACCAATCCTCTTTGATTAGGTAGGACTTGTCCCATCTTCTTGGTAAAGATGGAGAGAATCTTAGGAAGCCCAGCCCTTGTTGGAGAGAAGTCGCCGTCTAGTTCTTTCTCGGAGATCAAAGACGAGATAGAGTCAACAATCAAAACTGCTCCATGATATTCTGGGTCAGTCATATACTTATATGCTGTCTCCAAAAAGATTTCAGCAGGAATAGGTTTATCTTTTGGTTGAATGATTGTCATCTTTTCTGGGTCAAGCTCTGGAACTTCAAAGTTCATTTCTTTAAGCCTGCCCTCTGCATCAAGATAGATAACATGTCTACCATCTTTCTGCGCGTTAGCTGCTACCTGCATCGCTGTAGTCGTCTTGCCACACTTTGGATCGCCCGACAACATGAGCCACGAACCCTCTTTGATTCCGCCGCCAAGAGCAATATCAAGCATTGGCGAAATTGATAAAACCTTATAGTCTTTTCTATTGCTTAATACATTTGTACCAGAAACAAGAATGTCGCCGTACTTATCTGTAATTTGCTTTTTCCAGTCTTTAGTCTTTGCCATCTATCTTCCTTATCTTTGAAAAAAGGCTCTTTCTGCCTCTAGGTTTCTTTGGTTTGTACTCGCCCTCCGGCGCCTCAATAACTTTCTTTTCGCGCTTGTCTTCTTGTTCAAGTTTATTATGGAATTCCTTAACGCCCTTTTCAACAAATTTTAGAGTTAATACAAACTTTTTACTTTTATGAAGAAAGCCCAAGGCGTAAATGTTATTACCACTTGGGCTATTTAAATATCTAATAAGCGCACGCTCACTATACTTACTTATCAAATTAGAGGCAACACGAATCTGAGTTTGGTACTCATCTTTCTGTGACTTGTTCCAAAACTTAAACTCTAAACTTCCGCAATTTTCTCTTTCTCTTTTTCTAAGACAGACAAGCTCCGCCGCATATTGCGCAGCGTTACACGGTTGTCCCGTTGATAAGCTCTTGTACTTTTGGGTGTTTGAGTTTTTCTGATCCATTTTTAAATATCATATTCTTCAAGTTTTCTTCTGTCAACACTCTAACATCTCTATCTTTTTCAAATTCATTGAAAGGCCAAGTGTATTTGGCGACATCAATCATAGAACAGTCATCTCTTAATAGAGAGACGGTCAACGTTTGAAAAGATTGGGAATGGCTGCCGTCCATAGACTGATCTTTTGCCATGCCTCTCATTACAAGTAGACCATCAAGCCCGTCTTCATTTTCAAAAAACACTTTCTTGGGAGCGCCAAACATATGTAATTCAACGCTCTTTGGAACAACATTGTTTTGTTTACAGTGATCTTTTAACCTAAACCAAGGATTATCAAGCCCCGGCCTGTCATAATCGCCATAAACAGCCGTTCCGTCTGTAAGAACAATTTTCCAGCTAATCATAAGATCGGTGGCAATCAGCTTTCTCATGTAGCCATCTCTTGTTTGGCAAATCATACTAGTCCTCCTTGATTTTGTGAATCATTCCTTCGTATCTTTTTGGCAGCTTTGACCTTGTTCTGTTTTCGTCAAAGTGAGATGAGGCAGATTCGGTCATAACAACAACGCCCCTCTCTGCATTTCTTGCTAGTAGCTGCATCGTTTTTGAATCTTCTTTTGGCTTAGGCTCTGGTGCGGACTGTTTGTCTACGTGCGCCTTGACTAATTTGATAGACCTATCCATAGACCCTGCCAATTCTTTGACATCCATTTCTAGGTTTTCTTCAATATAGCTTTTTTCTTCGTTAGAAAGTGGTCCCTTTTTCATTTAATTCTCCATGTACAATCTTCTAGACCTAGTAAAATATAAACGGTTTTTGGTAATCAGATACTTCTTGTATAAATTATAGCAAGCCTCTGAAACCTTTTTAAATTCTGGCGTTTTTGATTTAAACATTATATCGACAGAATGTGGATCGACAAACTCTCCCCTATTGAATCTTATATAGTGTTTTGTAAAAGTGGTTTTGTCTGGCATAGCTGTAGAAATAGTTTTGGTGTATGCGTATCTTTCGTCGTTGCAGTTTCTGCCTTCTTTATTAAGGTATTTTACTTCTGATCGAATCGGCTCTGGAATACCCATGCCAGAAACATCTTCGTTTTCCCATCTAGCCATTCAACTTCTCCAACATTTGTTTTAGGTTTTGTATACAGTCTGCTTCCGTTGCGCCGGAAATACATATTTGTGCTTTATTGGTCATATTATATTTTTTTAATATTTCATTACCAAGAACGCTATGGTCTAAAGACCCATCGCTGTTCATTTTTCTAACATCTATCTTCATGGTAACAGTAGCATGATGAGGCCACTCGGCTCTTGGAATATCTGGTCGCCCAGCATCTAGACTATGCATCAATCACCCTCCTTAATCCACTTCATCTTTTGTTCTTGAGTCATGGAGTTGATTTTGCGACGAAGAGCTTTTGTTTTAATAGCTTCCTTGTCTTGATTGATGTTGTTTTTCTTATTCTTGTCCTCGATCTCGTACCTGCCCATTTTCTTAGTGTTTCTATCTGCTAAATGACCTATACTAGAAGGCTCTCCAACAATACTAATTGATGGCGCATTAATAAAAACCTTTTTCAATGTCTGCTGTTCGCATAGCGGGCAGGCATGAGTATCGGGATCATCTGGTCCTTGTCTTATTTCTGTGTAATATGCGCAAGGCTCACATTCAAAATCATATAACGGCATAAATCCTTCTCTCTTTCTTTTATGTATGTCCTATTGGATTACTTTACCCATATCATACCAAATCTTGACTTTCTTTCTTTTATTATATTATTGTATATATCCATATCTTCCAGCGGGGTATAAGCCTCTGGTTCTTTTAAATATATGTCGTCGTCTAGATATCCAAAACTATCATAACCTAAACTTTTTAGATGTAAACAGACCTGATGAGTATTTTCAAAAGTTTCTTCCGCCCATTCAAAACAAATCTTCTTTTGCTTACTGGACAATCCCTGTATAACTTCTAATTCATAATTCTCTACATCAATCTTAATTAAATCTGGATTTCCATACGTCTCTATTAGTTTGTCTAGGTTGATAGTTTTCTTTTTGATCGGCTTATACCAAACGTGATTATGAGAGAATCTAGATTTAAATATCCAGTCTAAGTTAGCGGTGGATATTGTGTGAGCATTAGAAATGTAAAAATCTACTTCTTCATCGGAATTAGTAGAAACCAAATAGTCTAGCACTTCAACATTATAGGGGCTAAATTCTTCTGTAATTTTAATTGCTAGCTCTGGGTTTGGCTCTAGGCAAATAACCTTACATCCAGAATATTCCTGTAAACATTTTTGTGTAAACCTTCCTTCATTAGCCCCTATGTCAAAAATTAAATTCATATTTTTCCCTATAAAAGTCTTTATTACTAATCTTCCAGCGCTGTCAATACCCTCCCAAGTATTCCATTTCTTTGGATGTCTTGGTTAGTTAACTGACAAACACCAATGCCCTCTATATTATAGAGTCTATCGACACATTTTGCAAGCCCACTTTGGAATTTTAGGTCAGTTTGTTTGACATCGCCATTAATTAAGACTTTTGAGTTCTTTCCCATTCTGGTTATGAACATCTTAATCTGTTCAAAGCTACAGTTTTGCGCCTCATCAAGAATCATGTAGGCATTGTCAAACGTGCTACCCCTCATAACTTCTAATGGTAAATATCTTATACGTCCAGCATTAAAATATTGCCCATAAAAAGCTCGCCCTAGAAAGTTTTTTAAGTTTTCTTGCATTGGCATGAGGTAAGGTGCTATTTTTTCTCCTAGCTCTCCGGGAAGCGAGCCGATATCTTTTCCTGTGCATACAAGCGGTCTTGTTATAATAACAGAATCAATATCGTCATAATGAAGTTTTTGTGATGACACTCCCGCAGCGATATAAGATTTGCCGCACCCAGATGGGCCAGTACAAAATATGATGTCGTTTTCCGCTATAGCTCTTATGTAATCCCTTTGGTTTTTTGTTTGAGGTTCGACAATTTTTAGTTTTTGAGGAGCGTTTTCTGACTTAGACTTTTTTGGATTTCTTTTTGTCATAGTTGCCGTTTCTAATAAGGGCCATCATTTTGTAGGTCTATAACGCTTGTGTTTTTTGTTATAACACAGTCGCTATACTGATTGGAATAACTTATGGTTGCTTCTACATTTCCACCTCCTGCGTCACCGCCAGTATATTCTATAGAGGTTAAATAATTTTTAGTACCCAAATCCCAAATGAAATATTCCTGTGTCGTTATTGGTGGTCCTAATCCTTTTGCTACAATTCTTATTTCTCTATCTGTTTCTTGCCAATCTCTAAATTCAGGTTTTCCAAGGTTTGCGGTATATATGGTGTCAACATTTCTAAACCTATTAAACGGCAAGAATTCATTATATGGCATGGCTTTTCTCAGTGTTCCGGTAAAAGAACAGTTGATTGATATTGGTAGATCGAGAACCTGCCATCTATTTTGTTCATGCTCTTTCCCTTCTATAGACCCTCTCCATTCTCCTATATCTTCTAGGCTTGTATAGCTAAATGAAATGTCTATATCTATAGATTGTATTCCTAAAATTTGCAATTCTGGGTCAATTATCTCACTATTAAAACCTTCTTCTTTTGGTGGATTAAAATTGAACAAATGTATTACTTCTAGCGGAATTTTAGAATGTCCATAGTTTTCTAAAAGAAAATCAAAGTCTTGTCTTTTGAGTATGTTTCCTTCTTGATATTTGTATTTGGGCGGAGTAACGTTTACGTCAGAATAAGTCTTATTTATAACCTTATTTGTTGCATTTTTAGTCGCGGCTCCATCGTCAAAAGTAATAGTTGCCTCTTTCTTGGTCGCAGCGGTTGTCCACTCAGTAGGTAAATTGTAATCAGATAGGGTCGAATAGTCATTGTTATACTTGGAGTTTTTAGTTGTTAGCGTAATCGTTTCTTCTACTCTATCAACGCCCATAGAATAACTTATGTTTGTTATTAGACAGTTTAAATAACTAACAGAAATGATATCATTGGCATCAGGGTCTGGCAGCGTGACGGCGTTTCCCGCCCCTAGTTGCGAAAACTTATCTGATCCATATAGTATTGTTATATCATAATTTCTTAATGTTTTACCGGTGGAATTTTTAGCTCCTTTTGAGCCAAAGTTCTCGACATGAAGAATATGGCTGTTCTTATAGCTTCCGTATTGAGAGGGAGAAACTTTATAAAATGTATCTGAGGCTTTGTTTAAAACGCGGCTAATTGTTATTTCTTTAGTCTGCTGCCCATAGTGAGTGTAAGACCTTTGATGCCTTCCTATGTCTAATAAAGACGTAGATGGATCATCTGAAGAAACGCCAACACTTTGAACTCCGGTCAGAAATTCTGCGCCGGTTGGGTTGCCATTATTTCCGGCCTCCGTGTTTCTTTCTTCTACGAATACGCCTTGGCAGGCCCAAAATATCCTACTGTTCGGCTCGTCAAAAGGAACTGTCATACACCACTACTCCCAAATCCGCCAACACCTCTGGCGCTATCGTCTAGATTATCGGTTTCCACCAAGTCAAAGTCCTCAACCTTCTGAAATAATATTTGGGCGATTCTGTCGCCTTTGTTTACTTTATAATGTTCTAGGCGCGAGTTATAAAGAAGCACGCCAACATCACCTCTATATCCAGCATCAATCACCCCCGCGAATACGTCAAGACCATGTTTGTAGGCAAGCCCAGAGCGCGGCCAAATAAGCCCCACATAACCCTTGGGAATTGCCATAGAAATACCTGTTTTAATTAATTTATGATTGTTAGCCCCGATCTCAGAGTCCTCAAGAGCATAGAGATCATAGCCCGCATCTGTGTCATTTGCTTTAGTTGGAACTGTGGCCGCCGGGTCTAGTTTTTTAACTGGCACAGGATGACCGTTCCAAGGTTTGATATTTCCCGGAAGGGAAGATGTGATTCTGCTTTCGTCAAGCATTTTAATTCTTGCTAGTTCATCTGGATGATGTTCCATATCTTTCTCCTATACTCTTAAAAGTCCAAATATAACATTGTCGCCATACTCATGTGCGCCAATATCCCAAATACTATTTTCTGTATCTCTGTCTTTGCCGTTGATGTCGTACTGAACACCATCGGGCGTTGTTCCTAAGTCTACGCCAGCGTCAATGGCGGCGGATTTGAATATGAGGTGTAAGTCTTCGCTACCGCTCAGTGTGGACACGAATTGTCTTGAGACTGGTTGATTTGTTTTTGAATTAGTTCCGATAGCAGTTCCGTCAGAGGATATATTGCTGGCATTGTTAGCAGATGACAAGTAATCTCCGCTAAATAAGCCGTATGTTGGATGAGGATTATCTGATGTTGCTAAAATGTTTTTAATATTCACAGTTCCAATGCCAATATATGTCACTCGGTAAGCAACAGGTAAGTGAATAGTATTATTGTATTGATTAGCGTTATTATTTCCAAAGTTCACATTAGTTAAAAATCCGCCACTACTTCCGTAAGCTATGTTGTTATATGATTGTAAATATGCGTTAACCTGATCTCCCGGACCTCTAGTTATGCAATTTCTTAGTGCTGAGTTTAAAGTGTTGTCATAAAATGCAATCAAAAATGTTCTACTAAATCCTTGGCCGTCAATGTCTAACCATTCTACTATTGTTGGTATTCTTGTTGATGCATCTTTCCCCGCTTCGGCGTAAAAGGCTTTAAATGCATTAAATGTTATCTTAACTCCAGTATCTGCCGTTCCATCGTGGCGATCTGCTTGAGCGGCTGTTACTGTAACACTGCTCAGTCCGACTACGCCTCCACCTCTGAGAGTTATATGGTCAGTTAGAGCAAAAGTACTATCATTATAACATTCACCAACCGCATCGTCCCCACTCGTATACAAACTTGTGTCGTCCAAGTCCGCTTCCCATAACGCAATAGTGCTGTAGTCGCGCGATGAAGTGCCGATACTTGCCGTAATATAGACTTGATCTGCGCCAATGTCCCAAGTGGTTCCAGTAAAAGCGTCTCTGTTTGTGCCGTCTATATCTATCGCATAATCGCTTCCTAGATCCTGACCAGCGCCCCTAAGAGAGGATGAAGCAAGTAAGTGTAAATCTTCGCTACCGCTCACAACAGAAACAAAATGATCTGAGGCAGTTATTCCCGTTGTCTGTCCAGAACTATCGCTTGTGGCGTTTGTTGTTGGCGAGATCGTCCACCCTGTGTCTATATCGGCGGTTTGGAAATTAGCCATAATATTAGAACGTATATCAACATTACTAGAGAAGTTAATATAATCAATACCAACTCGCGATCTATTGGTTATGCTAGAGCCATAACCTGTGTTATTGTAAATATATGCATATCCAGCATAAGACGCTCTTATACAGTAGCCCATAGTAATAAAGAAATTATTATGAACTCTTGTGTCTGTCACATTGGATTGAACATAAACACCAAGCGCTGGTGAAACAGAACCACTTTCTAAAGAATGAAATAAGCATCCGTTAACATCACAATTTGTGGCGCCTCTACTGATTCTCAACCAAATGCCAAACACATCATATCCAGCAAATTGATCAAATTCAAATTCTAAAAATTCTACTCTTACATTTGGATCTTCTATTATTAGACAGTGACTCGCGTAAAGGCTTGCTGGTGCTGGTACTAACTTTGCGCCAGTTCCAGCCGTTCCGTCGTGTCGCTCAGATTTCGGTACGGTAAGTTTTATTGAAGACAGTGTGACGTTAGTATCTATAGTGATTGCAGATGAAAAGGTAAACGATGAATCGTTATACACCTCACCAACCGCATTTGCTCCAGCCCCATAGATAGTCGTATCATCTAAATCCGCCTCCCACAACGCGATAGTGGAGTAGTCGCGGCTACTTGTTCCGATACTTGCCGTGGAAGCATATTGGTGCGCGCCGATGTCCCAAACGGTGGCGGCGAGGGCGTTGCGGTCACTGCCATTGATGTCTACGCTGGTTGTGGCGAGGTCTACTCCCGCGCCTACGGCATCCGCCGTAGATAGAAGATGGAGGTCTTCTGATCCCGCGACCGTGGACACAAATTGGTTGGCGGCTGTTTTGCCCGTTAGAGAACCTGTGCCAGAAGCGGTTGAGTCGGACGATAAGTTGTTACTTTCTGTACCAGAAATGGTGCCAGTAGCAAAATCGTTTCCACTACAATCTGTAGCAATACAGTTTCTCAAATCGTTGCATGTTACGCTAAAGCACGAACCTGTAGTTCCTCCCGGCTCAGTAATATCGTGAACGGTGCAGTTATAGATATAGATATTCCCAGTGGCCGTGGTTATACCCGCAGGGTTCCCACCCGAAGCGTGAGTAATATCATAAACTATATTATTAGTTACATTATATGTAATGCCAGCAACGGACCCTGTTGCGACCCCCTTCAAGCTTCTGTAGTTCTGAGTGCTGACTGCGGCACCATGAACAATACAAGCGTGTAGATTATTAGTCGCGCCAGATCCCGCTGAACCAGTTAGGCTGACCATAGTAATATTAGCATTTGCAGCAGCTGTTTTATCTACTTCTATAAAGCTAATAGTTTTATCAACACTTCCACCCGTTCCGATAAATATGATTTGAGTAGACGACACGATTCTAGCACCAGTTCCTTCTGTACCATCGTGTTTTTCTCCATTGGCAGCGGTCAATTTTATAGAGTTCAGTCCAACGGTTGAACCGCCATCTATACCAACACTTTCATCAAATGCCGTATCATTATAGCACTCCCCAACAGCATCATCGCCGCTGGTGTAGATTCCAGTGTTATCAAGATCGGCCTCCCACGCCGTGATTGTAGAATAATCGCGACTGGAAGTACCAATAGATTTAGTAATTGTTGCCATTAACCAATCCCTAGTAGCAGTCTTCTAATGTGTCCGCCTAATAATTCGTCTGCGCCGATGTCCCACAGGCCAGCACGAAGCTGTCCGTCTATATCATATTCTACACCGTCTACGGTTCCTGTCAAGTCCGCGCCAGCATCTATAGCGTCAGAACTTCCTGATAGATGGAGGTCTTCCGCGCCCGCGACAATAGAGATGAATTGATCTTCTGTCACAGCTCCTGTCACATGATCTGATCCACCAAACGCTGTTGCCGTTGAGTCGGAAGAAGCATTGTTGCTGCTAGAACCAACAGTTACAGTAGACGGATAAAAATCCACATTATTACCAATAGATAAATTATTTTTTATTGTGCGTTGATTTTGATCAGCAGAAGCAGCCTTATATCCATAATTGCAATCATATATGGTATTGTTAAAGGCGCTACATGCCCGATAGCTATCCGCTATTCCGCCTCCATTATTTCCGTTTGCTGTTCCATAGACAATGTTATTGTGTAAAATATTATTGTTTCCGCCCACAACGGCAAGATAAGGGGTTTGAGCGGGATACACCTTGTTTTCCCCTTTTAAAACAAGATATCTAGCACTATTATTACTATTATATATATTGAAAGCAATAGCCGGTGTGTGGGCATATGTAGAAGCTCCATTAACCTCACATTCTAGCCATTCTACTGTAAGATTGTCTCTAGATATATTTATTAATCGTCCAGCAATAATATAAGCTGGTTTTATTTTTACACCAGTATTTAATGTGCCATCATGCCTTTCGCCTTCTGCTACAGATAGTGTTACAGAAGATAATCCCACTGTTGTTCCACCGTTAATGTTAGCCCCACCGGTAAACGTGCTATCGTTATAGCATTCTCCAACCACGCTATCTCCATTAGCGTATACACCTTGGGTATCTAAGTCTGCTTCCCATAAACCAATCGTACTGTAATCTCTCCCCGCAGAGCCAATAGTCTTAGTAACCGTAGCTGGGGTTTGGTCAGCCCCAATGTCCCAAACCGAACCTCTGTATACGCCATCAATATCAGATTGAACAATATCACCGGCGGAACCAAGATTAGCGCCCGCGCCTCTTGCCTCTGATCCTGTTGCGAGATGCAAGTCTTCCGCGCCCGCAACAACAGAAACAAACTGGACGGATGCCGTTACTTCTGTTAGAGAGTTTGGGCCGGGAGCAGTATTGTCTGTGGACATATTGTTAGAATTAGTTCCAGCAGCAACATTTCCAAAACAACCAGAATAAACCGCGCTACCTACTTCAGTAACTATATTATTTCTAACATTATTAGAATATGCAATATGGATACCAAAAGTATATGCGGCATTGGGGTGCGTTGACTGTATATTATGTACAGTATTATTGTAAGCGTAAGATGGTCTATAGCTATCTACATATATTCCATACGCTCTATACGCGCTGGTATGAGTTAGATTATAAATAATATTATTTGCAACAGTTAGATATCCATATTTACCTTGAATCATTCTTCCCGTAGAAGCAGTCTGCGCATCATGTACCAGCATATTGGCGATTTTTTGCTGATAAGAATTGTTATGGGTATATACTATAGAGAACTGATTGCCGCCAGAGCTAGTCCCACCCCAGTCTATTTCTAGCCAGCATACTTCAATATTTTTATCAGAATACATCTGTATTTTGCTATCATAAACCATTCTGGCGCCAGTTCCGGCTGTTCCATCGTGCCTGTCTGCCTCAGCAACGGTAAGCTTGATACTATTTAGTCCGGTGATAGAGGTTCCGCCGCCGTCTATGTTAACCACTTCATTAAAGTCGCTATCATTATAACATTCGCCAACAGCGTCGTCTCCATTGGCGTATACTGTTGAGAAATTATCTAGATCGGCTTCCCACAGCGTGATAGTAGAATAATCACGGCTTGCGGTTCCGATAGTTTTTGTTACTGTTGCCATTAAGCTAGTCTCTCACCGGGGCGATTGTCACGTTTATTATGCAGGGCGGTCGGATCGCTGAATGGAACATGATCCAAAACCTTGTAAGTAGTATCGTTTCCTTGTAGCCAAGGAGCCATGTCGCAGTTACAGACGGCTTCTCGTCCAACCATAACATTTCTATCAAGAACTTCTGCTTCAGTTTTCTGGATTGTGTCAAGAACCGTAGTTCTCCAGTCCGAAACCTTCATGTTTCTTTTCTTGAAAGTAACCGTAACGATGTTTGTTTCTGGGTCTTTGGTGTAAATCCACCCTCCAGTGGGGTGTTCCCATAAGCCTTCGTCGCTCCAGCTTGGAGTAACTACGCCGCCGTCAGCATCAGTAATAGTATCGCCCGCTTGGAATGTAGCGCTATAGTCTGAAGTCATAGCAGCAGATTCTACGTCACTGAAGTTATCCAACTGAGTACACAGAAAATGTCGAACATCTAGCTTGCCCATCGGCCACAGGGTATGATCCTGCCCACAACACGGACATGGGCCGGGAGTATTGCGGCAGTCACAATTATTCTGAACAATATCCCAAGCCTTTGCAACAGCAGCCTCAGAGAAGTCGCTGCGCCCACCATGCCAGATTTCTGCGCCCGGAGTACCAAAAATCCTGTGCTTGGCGTGCTTCAGACGGCGACCCACGAACTGATCTACGTCAATATCGGGCTTACCAAAGGTTTCTTCTGCTAAAACATTTCCAAGATGGTCGGTTTCAACACGTTTTACCTGAGTAGCACTTACGCGCTCAAAACGATACTGATAGACACAATCAAGAAATGCCAGAGATTTACCTTCTGGGCGCAAGCCATCGTTAGTAAATCCAGCGTGTTGATGATGACAAATCTGTTGAGCATGTGTACATTGTACATTTCTGTCATTGAAAGCACACAGGATGTCGCCATCTTCGTAGGTAGAGTCGGGGTTAACGTTTACAATTAATTCAGCCATTTTAATTCCTTATATGATTTCGCATTTGCCGCCCGAACATGCCCATTCTTGTTCTGGCTTTACATTATTAGTTTCTTCAATAACATTAGTGAAGTCAACATCTTTGTATTCTCTATTCATATCGACCCACTCCTTCCAATTATACACATCTTTCATGCAGTATGTCAACTTTTTTAGGTCTCCGTCGAAATATTTGGCCGCGAATTTCTCGCATCGCTCTTTCCAAGCCTTCTTTCCGTTGCCCTTAATCTTTTCTCCAACACCCATCAGGCTGTCACAGGCCGCCCACAAGTTGTCTTCCCAGAGAGTAAGAGCTACCTCGATAAGACCGCTCACAAACAATGAAGCGTCTCCGTAGTGGGCAACCTGCTCGCTTGGCAGATAAACTGTAGTAAATGGGGCCTGTGGGTAGTCTTTGTCGCCCGAAATTGGCAAGAGAGAAATACCACAGAAGTATTTTCTATTTTTATAAATATATTTTTCAACCTCTGTCCATTCTTCAGTTTTGACGTTGATTGTATTGCTAACATTATGATTTAGCCAAGGCTGAGTACATAATTCTGGATTTGTTCCATTTAATACCCAGCTTTGTTGTGTAGATTTTACGTATTCTAGCAGTTGAATTGCATCTACTTTGTTTTTGGTCTTACTGCCATCCTTAACCTCCACGCAAAAAGCTACTACGTCATCACTTTCATTGTTGCTCCAAACGCTTTCTTCACAGGCGCGAGGATTTATAGAGCTAAAATAGTTGTAAATTGGCTCCATTTTGTTCGCCTGCACGCGACGAATGTATCGCTTGGCGTGATGTGGGTGGATTCCGCTGGATGTTCCAAGAATGCAGCTAGATGTACCTTCTGGTTTGATGCAGGTAGTACGTGCCGCCTGATTGATTCCAAGGGCTTCGGCAATCTTCTTGTTAGTTTTCTTGACAATATTTGCGCCGCGCTTCTGGATTGTTGGATCAAGACAGATATCGTGAGCCTCCATGATTCCTGTCATGCTAACCCCAAGCAAAGCTTCTCTCGCGATAATACGCTCTGATGCTTCGCCAAGATATTCAAACTTTGAGAAACCTGCCTGTAGTGTTCCGATGATTGTAGCAGCGCGACAAGCATCAAAGAAGTCTTGCTCCGTCTTGATTTTGGAGCAGTTGATGGTTGACAGGTTACATGCCTGCCATCCTGATTCGCCAGTTTTTTCACAAACGGGCCACATTCCGATTTCAACACAAGGATTAACCAGCAGTTCCGTGCTGTCTGCCCACACAAATCCCGGCTCGCCAAACTCCTTGACGGACTTCATCAGCTCTGCGAATTGCTCTTTAGTAGTTTCATCGCGCACAAGGAGTGCGCTATTATTAGACCGCCCACGCTGCGGGTTATCAATAAACCATGTTCCGGTCTTTGCGGTTGCCATTGCGGTATCATCTGGACTAAACACGCAAATAGTAGCGCTCCGACGTACACCACCGGAAATAACAGCATCGGCAGTATGCATAACAATGTCATATGCCTGAATTGGTTCGAGTCTTTTTTGTCCATTCTTTAATGCTTCATCTAAAATTTTTCTAATACTTGCTAGAGCTTTCTTTAGTGGCTCTGGCCCCGGCGCTTTTCCGCCGCTTGACTTTAAATATGATCCAGCGGGACGAATTTGGCTGTAATCAAAGTTTACATTCTTTCCATTGTATTCTTCAAATAGTTCATGGCCTAGAAATTGGTCGAAGTAACTGGACACAAGAATACCAACAGCATCACTCCAGCCCTCAATGGTATCTGGAATGACATACTTTTTGCTGCCTTCTTTTTTTGGTAGAAGGTCTGGTAATTTACCAATGTGATGTTTTTGCACAGAAAATCCAGTACCACATCCACACAGAAGTAGATACATGCACTCTTGGAAAAACCTTATGCGATCACAGTATGACACAATACAATTATACATGCGCGCATTGTGTTTAAAGATTGGTGAACCGCCAAACTGTAGAGCGCGCTGACTGCCAAGAACTTTCTTTTTGCGCATTTGTTCATAAGCCCACTCGATTTCTGGTAAGACTTCTGATTTATCTGCATACTGCTCAAGCATCATTTGCTTGACTCTATCTACTGCCTCGTTCCAAGTTTCTCTACGTTTCTTTTCTGGAATCCAACGTGCGTACTTACTAACAAAAGTATAATCCATTAAAGATTTCAAAGACATTAAATGTTCCTCTTAGATGTAAATTGATTTGATTTATTTTTCTTCTTTTTGAACTATAGAAAGTTCGATGCCTTCGCCAATATTGACAACCATTACCTCTTTGCCATCTCTCTTGGTAAAGCTAACCTTATCCAATATTTTCTTAACCTTATCTACATCTTCTTCTTCAATGTCATATTTGTCAAGAAGAACATCTAGAATTTTTTGTATAATCATTGGTTAGCGCTCCAAGCTACTGCATTTAAAATTTCAACCAAGTCCTGCCTCTTGTCGTCGTCCATAGTCACGCTTTGCTTCCCAATCGCTTCAGCAATAGCCGTGTCTATGTTTTCCCCCAAGGATTCGTATTTACCTAAGAGAGCAGAGTTGAAATGTAGTATGCCAGCAAAAGTGTTTAAGTTTCTAAACTGACCTGTAGACTCTATTATAGTATCATCTTTGTCAATTACATCAGCTAATTCCAAATAAAATGCAGAAATCAATTTAGCGTCTTCGGGTGTGATATCTACTTCTGTGATTGGCTTAACAAGCTCTTTGTTTTCCAAAGATGGTTCGGTAATAGTATACACAGTCTCATCGACAATTTCAACCCCATCTTTGACCAAGTTTACAACTTTTTCACCAAAAACTGCCACGACAACAAGAATCAAAGCTGCGATTATTCTAGCATTATCACTCATAGCACATCCTTTGATTTTGCAAACAGTGGAAAGACTTTGTGAATTTCTTCTGAAGCCTGTGTAAGTCCGTGTTTTTCGCATTTAGATTTGAGACTTTCCCAGCACTCAATCACTTCGACTAGGCTTTCGTCTTTATCTTCTATTGTCTTGGGCGTTTCTATATTAAGGCCAAATATCTTTTCAAAGATAATCGGACCAACTAATATCATGGCAAATATAATCATTCCCCACTGGAATGGACCTAATGAATTTAATAACTCACTCATTTTTATCTCCAATTTCTTTCATGATTTCATTAATTTCCTGTTCCGTCAACGAAGGCGCGACATCAAGAAATGCCCCATACAGCGCGGCTCTATCTTCTCTTCGTGCCTGTTTTCTTATTTCTCTTTTTAGTAATAGCTTAAACAACAAAGAAGGTCTTTGAAGTTCTGATCTTATACTCTTTTCATTTCGGCAAGCCCACCATAATTTAATTAGATTTGTCACAATAGATATGATAATACTAATAGTAAGAGGATCAATGCCATATGTCTTGTTTTTTTCTTGCGCTTTGTCTGATATTTTATCTGCTAAATTTTGTAAGTTCATTATCTTCGCCTATTAAAGAGTAAGCCTCTTGATCTTTTCTTCTCTGTTTCTATTACAGCCTCTTTTGCTGGCTCTGGTTGAACTGGCTCAGGTTGGGGTTCAGGCTCAGTCACAACTGGCTCTGGTTCCGGCTCTGGTTCCGGCTCTGGTTCCGGCTCTGGTTCCGGCTCTGGTTCAATGGGTATTTTAAATTCTTCTAATATCTCGATTATTTGCGCAGATATATCGTCCCATTCTTCTAGCGCTTCTTGGCTTTTGCTTTCACAAGCTGGACATCCCGGACATTCTGTTCTGTGTCCATCGCCCTGTGTTATCCAGCCAGAACCATCACACTCTTCTACGACAGGTTCATCTGTGAGAGTATTATATTCTATAATTGCATCTGCTAGTCTTGTGGAGATATAAGCCCTGTATTCTGGATTGCTTTGCCACTTATCTGTTTTGGCAACATCAGAGCATCCACTAATAAGAATGACTATTAGCAGTAAAGATGTATATTTCATTTTAAGTCCTATAGAAAAGAAGTTGTTCCGTAATCTGGAAGCTCTCTCGCCGGGAATCCATCAACATCGCTAAACACCCAAGCTCCCTTTTGAGCCAACATGCCTCGCGCGTCTTTCTCTCTAATCCAAAAACTGCCGTCTGGTTGACCGTGAACTTTTGGTCCGTTGTTCCATCTTCCCCAGCTGTTCTGAATTAAAAATAATGTTTCTTTGTGTCTTTCATTGGTATCGTCACAAGCGATCCAGCACATCGCGTGGCTCCAACCTTTCGATCTGGATGCGATTCCTTTAGCATCTCTTCTACTAGAGAATCCATAATTAGAACAAACAGAAATACCGTAACCGTTAGCCAATGCATCGCGAGCCTCTTCTACAGTAGTGATTAAAGAAATGGTTTTAACCTGATGTTTCCTCGCTTCCTTTGCGTAGATATCAAATGGCAGTTTATGTCTAGCGCCAAGGCTTGAATCGTATTTTGATAAGTCTACAATACCATAGTCTTTTCGCAAGAGTATTCCACCATTTTCATGCACATATCTTGCAGCGGTGGAACACATCATACCCTGTCTTTTATGTCCTCGGCTTTGATAAATAGCCTCAGTAGCGCCTCTCGCTATAAACTCTTCTTCATCACCTTTTATGTCTATTTCAACACTTCTGGTTATATCTATAGCATTTCTTGTAGAATGAGAGACACAATCGCCAGTAGTTTGTCTTTCAGAAGGACCAAAACCGGAGTCGAACTTTAGTAAAGATTTAAAAGGGAGGGAAAGCTTACCCTCTCCGTCTCCCCATAAACCATAAGCCGCCGCTCCGAATAGTGGATTCTTTAACTCCCCAAGAAGTCTTGCAACTTCTTTCTTGTCGCACTCAGCGCCTCTAAATCCCTCTCGGTATGCGTTGAGTAACTCGCGAGGTGTATTAAAATCCATAATAAAGTCCTATTCACTAGCGTTGTCTTTTAGCCATTTAATAGCGGTATCGAGTCCAACCGCGACGATTGGAACAAAAAGAGGGCCATAAATACCAAGATCAATTTCGCCAAGACTTTCAGCAACGACAGTCAAAGCTGCTGCGCCACCAACAAGGGCGGCATTTTTTGCAACACCAGTGATGTCGCTCCAATTCAGTTTAAATTTAGCTGAACCCATTTTATACTCCTTCTAAGTAAATTAAAAAACCAAAATTTCTATTGTTGTCTCTATAGGGAAACCCTAAGAATTTTATATCTTTACCGTCCATAGCTTTGGTTTCAAATTTTAACTCTCTAAGTTTTTCAGAGCATGATTCAAGCTCTCTTAGGAAGTAATCTCTGTGAAGTTCATCTACGTATGAAACCCAGTCAAGTCCTTTTATATTTTTTGAACCCATAATATCATGAAAGCGTTTATTCGCCCACAGGATATTGCCTTTTGCATCGACTTCAAATATAACTTCTTTTTCATTATAAAAGATAGCCTTGGTTCTTTTGTCGATCATTATTTGGCGACCTTCAATTCGATTGATCGCATCCTTTATGGATGAGCCGCCATTATTCACGAGTTCTTTTTTTATATCTTTTATGCTGTCAACAATATAATCGTGATCTTTTATCGCTTTCAGCACAGGTTTTAATATTTTTTTCCAGATAAAACTAATAACCCACAAGCTAACAGGCAAAATAAGAATTTCAAAAATAAGTTTGATTATTTCTATAGTATCCATGATGCTCCCAAGCTAAAGAAGGGGCTGGCAACAATCGCCGCCAACCCCTAGAATAATTATTTAAAAAATAATATTTTACTTACCGGTGATTGGCTTGTAGTCGAAGAAGTCACCACCAGAACTTACGTCCGTGGTAACGAAATCAACCTTAATAACCAATTCGCCGGGAACAGTTCTGCTTGGATTTGCGGCGCTGTCTGCCGCTCTGTCCACGGCATTGCCGTCTGCGATGTCGTACATGTTCTCGTTTAGAGACACTGGAGCCTGAGCCGCAGTACCAGCCGAATTCAACCAGATCAGTCTGGAGAGGTTCGACGCGCCATTAGCCTTAGTGCCAGTAAGAGTATACTGACCGGCTCTGAATTTGGTAAGAGTCTTAGCACCAAAAGCGTGTTCAAACTGATGAATTGAACGACGAGTGTTTGAATCCGATCCCGGAATCAACATATTCGTGTCTGCAACACCAGAAAGGCTGTCGCTAATCGTGCGGATAACATAATTACCAGCCGCTTGATAACCAAAAGTACCACCACTTAGAGCTTTAGTATTAGCAACAAGACCATTTGCTGCTTCTACTGGGGCGGGAGTTTTGCCAAAATCAGAAGCGTTGTCTTTAAGAGACGAAGCTCTGGTGATGATATCGCCGGTGGTAGTATTACCAAGAATCGTTCCGCCTTGAGACTGGGCGGTAAAAGCGCCACCAGCGGTATTCGCCAAGTGGTTATTGCTACTAGGAACTGCCATTATAAGTTCTCCTTATAAAAGTAATTAAATAAAAGTTACAATTTTCCAAATCCAAATAAAGTCCAGTTCCTAATCTACATATACACAATTCAGATTTCAATCTTATTATTGTTTTTGTAAAAATTAACAGCTTTTGCAACTTTTCTTCTGGCGGTTTCACGACTGTAACCATTCTTATCGCCAATCTCATTCATGGTCATATTATAGACATATTTTTGTTCTAAAAGATTGGCATACTCTTTTGGCATACCGTCAAATATATCTGTGGTATTAGTAGCTTGCGCGGGCGTATTTAACTCAATCGTTTCAGTTGGAAACTCTCTAATGTTCTTTTTAAGCTCGTTCTTAAATGCAAATACCAAATTTTGGTACAAGTAAGAGGTAAACTTAGTCCCCCTATTTGGGTTATATTTCTTAGAACATTCCCATAAAGTATTAAGTTTAATCGAATCTAGCTGATCTGGGTCAATAGACCGATATCTAGACCCTACGGCGTTCATGATCCCCACAACATTTGGATCACTCAAAAGGCTGTTTATGTTCATCTTGTCTTCCATTATCACTCCTCAAAATTATTCCACCAAAATTATTTTTCTTATCTACTAACGAACTAAGAGCATCTAGGTACTCAGCATTAATCTCATTAGCTACAACATATTCTATATTTCCCTCTGGATAAACAAGTATAGACCAGAATTTGTTATCTTTCAACTGATCTTTCAATAAGTCTACGGTTTCTTGTATTTCATTCCTAGAAAAGATTTCATTCTCTGTGTAAGAACATATCTTTTCGTTTATCTGATTTCTAACATCCCTTATGTCAAAAAGTTTAGCAACACCAATGAAGAATGAGTATTTACCCATGATCTTCAACGCTTCCACGCCGTCAATATCTGTGTTTAATGCAGTCGTTATACTGCCGGTAATTGGAAAGTTTGTATGTGCAATCCAGCAATCCCAACGATCAGATGGTTTCAGTATAGACTCTTCGGGATATGCCCCCATAGGGGTATAAATTAGCCGCGATTGCATGGGGATAAAATAGTCTGGAGATATGCTCTCTTCATTCATCTCATAAGCCGCTGGTTCTTGCTGGGTCTGTTCTGGCGTATCTTGCTCTGCTAAAATCTTAGCGTTCCAGCTTTCCCATAATATCTTCTTTTTAGAATCCATATTAACTCCTACATTAGTGTGGAAGCGTCTAGTGGTGGTATTACTACCTCGTCTTCTGACACTCTTTTATTTTGATCTGCTATTCTTTTGAGAGTAGCGTAAAAAGATGTCAGTTTTTCTAGCTGTTCTTGTTGATTATCGGTATTAATCATTGCCTCTAGGTTTTGTAGAATTTTATAGCTAATATTCTTATCGCCTAGATGAACTAAAATGGTAGCCATGCAGCTTATGCCAGTATCGTCTTCTTGCCAGTCGCACGAAAAACCCATCTCGCCGTCAGAATAACATTCTATAACAAGACAAGCACCATCAACTTTATCTGAAAGTTGATCGTCCTGCTCCTGTGATTGCTCTCTCATAAAATGGCTCCAGTTCTATTTCTTTTTCATGAATTTGTGAGAATGTCAAAAATCTACCGTTTTTCTCAACGTCAATTACTTCTGGCGTATAAGTAATATACACAGTTTCGGCAGTGACATCCCCGTTATTGTTAGTTATTCTAAAATCATAAAGCTGTTTTTCAAACCAGCCATAGTCAATTTTAAAATGTTTTGAAAATATACTCTTTAGTGTTTCTTTTTCGTCTTTTAACGAAGCCAGACATGACGGTAATTTATTATCATTTGTAAAAAATACCTTGGTGTAATTGTCGCCAATCTGGTTTTGTGTTTTATTGTACTGAATAACTAATAGGGTTATTTTAATCTTCATCTTGCTTACTTGACTCCATAGCTTTTTCTTTTAGCTTCTGCACAAAATTAAACTGATTTAGCAGATTAGAATATTGCTGTATGCTGTCAATTAACTGATCCAAAGACGCAGAATCATTTTTCTCAAGAAGGCTATTTATATCAAGAGCCTTTCTATCCATTAAAGATTTATAATGAGATTCTAAAGCGCCTATCATAATCATTTTATTCATTAATAGCCTCCATCATTTTATCTACAGTGTTTTTCCAGCTAAATTTATTAGCGGTATCAACCCCATTATGGTTAACGCCAAGTTCACCATTTTGTTTTAGCCTGTGTATGTCTCTCATGTATTCTATTATAACGTCTTTTTGGTCTTGTGCAAGCTCTGCCCACATTCCTTTTTTACCATCAAAAAACACACCATCAAAAGCTGTTTCCATGTTATCAATATTCACAAGCCTAGAATTTACAGGAGTGCAAAACTCAGTGTGCGCAGAGTAGTTTGTGGCGATGACATGCTTACCGCAGGCCATCATCTCAAGCAACTCAAGGTTCCAGCCTTCTGCTCTAGCGGGAAATACCCCACAGTCTACCATATTCATTAGTCGGGCAACATCAGAATGATGCTGCTGTCTTGGGATTAGTCGGATTTTATCACCAAGCCCCGACTCTTTGTAAAGATTTTGCCAAGTTTTATTATTATCACCAATAAATGGATTAGTACACATCATCCAAAGCTCTACATCGTCAGACGGCAAAAAGGCGTTATTAAAACATTCTACAATAATATCGTGACCTTTGCGCTTTTCCCATTTGCCGCAATTAAAAAAGATTGTCTTGTTTGAGTTGTTGATTCTCGACGGTGAAAACGTCTCCGTGTCTACGCCAAGAGGAACAACTGACGATTTAATGCCGGTCTGGTTTTCCATAATCTCTGCCGCCCACTTAGAACAAACCATCATCTCATCACAATGAGCAAGACTGATTTTCTCCCTTTGATCAAACTGAGTCAACTCAAATATTGGAAACCCGAAATGTTTTCCAGAACCAACTCGCTGAAACAGGTCGTGCTGGTGCCAGATTTTGACATGCGGCCTGTGCAGTTTTAGATTTGTAATATTGTTCATAGCCCTAACAATAAAATCTTCTTCTGTTTCCGGCTGACCAATAGGATAAAGAGCAACAGAATTATCTCTGCTAAAAAGTTCTTTCAAGATATTATAGCCAGCGACACCGTATCCTAAACTATTAATTGGGCTTTGTAAATTAATCATATTATTCCTTTATCAGGTGTTCAAAGTCTTTATGTATAAAGTAATGCTCCCAAGGCACTTCGCAGTATGGATTTTCTGTCTGTATATATTTGCTTTTGAATAAAACTTCTGTTAGTTCCGGCGTGGAATATTCTATAGTTATAGCTTTAAATATATATTTATCAAATGGAAATTCTTTTAATATTTCTAATTCTGAACCCTCTACATCTAGACATAAACAATCTATAATAGGTGGCGCTTTGCCACGTTTTATTGCCTCGTAAAGAGTAATACATTCAATAGATTGTTTTTTCATTGACGCGTCACCAACGCTTCTGTTAATTTTTTCCCACCATTTTTTTTCTCCCAATTTGTTAATACTGGGAAAGCCATTATATCCCGCAAATCCATCAAACGAAAAATAATCCAATACTTCACAAGAAGAACTTAGTCCTTTGTTTATGCAGAAAGAGTTTGGTCTATTTTTTTGTAGCGCGTTAAAGGCATCGCTATGGGGTTCTATTAGTATACCAGTCCATCCAAAATGTTTTTCTAGTACGTAAGTGCAGCTACCATTACATCCTCTTCCAGCACCAGCCTCAATATAAAAACCATTTCTAGATTTGTTAAAAACTTTTTCTACAAGCCACTTATCGTTGTAAGTTTTTTCGTTTTTATAATTTATATTAATCATTATTTTCCATCCCTAAAAACCAATCTGGAAAATCATATTTAAATATTTTTTCAATATCTGATAGGTTTGGTATAAGTCTATATTTTTGCTCAAGGTTGGTTAGCTTCTGGTCTTTAGAAAAAAAACAATCATGACTATCTTGCTGTAGTTCTATACTCATAAAGTCGCAGATTTGTTTTATTTTTTCAGGATTGTTATAAAGACTTTCGTAACTAACTGTCATGCTTGGAGTTTTATTTTTTTTTATTGGCTCTAAAAAATTATCGAAATCTAAAAAGCATTTTTTGATAAAACTATTCGTGATCGGGGGTCTGTTTTCGTTAATAAAGTTTTCACTATATTGTGGGGAATATTTCCCCCACACGTCCAAGCCGTTTGTTTTTTTATATGAAGAAGAGAGCCACAAAGACGCAATTCTTTCTAGCTGATTTTTTCGATATAAGAAAATCGTCTTAGACGAACCTTCTAAGATTTTAGAATTTTGTTTAAATGTACAAACATCTGGTATGTGTTTTATTAAATCCATATCTTTAGTCTTGTTAAATATATGGTTAAATTCATCGTCCCGCCATTTCCAAGCCTCTTTGTTAAATCCTTTTTTTATTTCTTCTGGATGCTGCTTCCATTCGTCTGGATTAAATGGCTCTCCTTCTGTTTTTTGTGTTTTAAAAGAAGGCGCTAGACACCTATACAGATTGGAAGACCCAGAGCGTGCTTGAGCGTAAATTGTTATCATGCTGCATCCTGTATGACAGAAGATAGTTTAGTTATTAGAGTGTTTGCAAAATAAGTTCCGCTTATCCATCTCTTATCCATGTTTTTTAAATAAAGATGCGCCTCATATAGCTTATCTATATCATATAGAAGCGATGTGGCGTGGTCAAGATCATTAATATATAAAGGATAATCTTTTCCAAGATATTCTTCTACTGCTGGCAGCCTATTGACCAACAGGGGAGTGTTTCTTGCCACACACTCAATTACCGCATTGTTTGCCGAGCTGTCGTAAAGATTCACCAGTACAACACACTTTGAAAGCAGGCGATCAAATTCTTCGTTAGATATATTTTTAACATCCACCCCAGACCAAGTGTACTTACGTTGTCTAGCATTTCTAGTTGTTTTTACAAAAAGGTCAAACATTTTAATGGAATAATCTACATTTCCGGGAAGCCATATCTTTTTATAAGTACTATCACACCTTAGATCATGTATTGACTCAAGCTTTCTTAACCAATAACCAAGTTGCACAACATATTTATAGCGATCCTCCGTATAGTTTTTAATATTCCATTTTTGTCTTGGTACTTCTGTCGGATGCATAACGGTAACAATCGGCACGTCTATCTTATCTCTAAGCCAACTAGATAGATATTCAGAAAGACATACAATAGCTTTGCATGTTTTTAGAGATTCCTGAAATACATCTCTCTGTAAAACTGCTTGAGGTGAATTAGCAATATCGAACCAGTCTGGTGAAATTGGAGGATTGTGCCATACGCCCACCCAGTTTTTTCTATATGGCAAAACACATGAGCCATTGTAGTAGTCTTCTATATTCCAGCTAAAGTCTTTTTCTATGAAATCATTAAAGAGAATACCATTCCTAGAATGAAAATGACGCAGCTTGGACATGCAGTATTGCCACCCAGAGCGATGCGCCGTAAAGCTTGTTGTGTTAGATAGGTCTAATCTTATCATATTAGTTTTTTCCCAAGTATACCTTCAAAGTATCCAATTTGGTATTTACATCTCAACATAACCAAAAGCTCTAAGTATTCCGTTGTTTCTTCATCTCTTTCTTGGTCGAACAGCCACCGTGGATTATTAGCGTCCACAACCTCTGGTGACTCTACGAACCTCCTCCAAAGCTCTTTCTTCTTGTCCGCGTGAGCTAGATCGGCATTTGAAAGACCGTCTCTGAAGCCAATATCATAATAATAATCAGATAATACATCAATGGTAAAATCTCTTTCTGATAAAGACTTCAGTCTAGAAAGATTACTGCAATAATAAATCTTATAGTTTTTAGCCACGCTCTTAACAAACAGGGGATTATCTAAGATTGATGACCTTGGTGTTTGCAAAGAAGAAAATCCTATTCTGTTGTAGGCTGGGCCTGAAATAACAGCGCCACGCAGAGTGCCATAATTATGCTCTTCTGATGTTATGTCCGACACCTGAGTACCGCCACCAAAATCTAAACTGTAAGAATGATATGAGTTCTTGATATGTCTTATGTATTTATTAGAAGATGTCTTGACCTCTACAGGCCCGAACATGATCCCCATATCTCTAAATAAGTTATTTATAGTGATGGCATTAAATATGAAGTCGTCTTTAATTAAAAAAGAATTATCAATAAAAATAACAACTTTTGAATCTACTTCATTGGGAATGTTGTCTGTGTCGCAGTTAACAATATTAAATGAAACGCCCATACTGTTTAGTTGGACAGAAAGAGACTTGAGTGGCGCGTCATAGTCGCCGCTTTTTGCGTATACAGTCTCACCGACTAGCGCATCTTTCAGCGCTATCAAAGTTACGTCCTTCATGTTTTTCCTTAGAACAAATTTAATTCGTTAACAAAATACCCAAGCATCAAACAAAGAAAACATATTACAACAACCACAACATTTGGTATGCAAGAACTATACTCTGTCGTATATCTAGGAACAATTTTGTTGTGTAGCTTTCTTCTTATAATAGATTTCTGTAGGTCAAGATCGGTGAATAAAAGCTCTTGCAATTCACCATCCCTATCCTCTACCACCAGCATATTATAGTGTCTGATGGCAGAGTTTTCAACATCTTCTCTCTTGATCCTGTAAAATTTGGAGGTTTTTATGTTCTTCAACATAATACTACCACTTTTTACAAGACCAATATCTCGCTTTCCATTTCGGGCCGGGCGCAGTGTCGCACTTATGGCGCGCCCTAAAACTCTTTCTTCGTGCTGGATCGTCTTTCTTGATTTCCATGTTTGGATCACCAAACCTAACGATCACAACATTACCACTACCATTTTTTGTATAGACGGCAAACTTCTTTGGCCCATCTGGAGTTCTGAAAGGTTTGTTAAGAGTGACCTTTCGCCCCTGATATTCTGCTGCTTTAGATTTTTTAGGATGTCCTTTCGGTAGTAAATCATTGTCTTGAGTATATGCAGAGTTAGAAGGCTTGCCAGTTCTCAGCAGGGTCAAGAAAGCATTTACTCTAGCGATTGCCCATCCATGACGACTCATCTTCGGTGCATGACTTGTCGAGAAAGCACCAGCACCCCTGCGATAAACAGCCTTTAACATTCCGATGGTCGCTTTAGAGCCTTTACCTTTAGCGTTATGCTCTGAAACTTTTTTGGAAAGTTGGGCAATCACTTCTTTGCTAAAAGTAATCTTGCCACTGGGATTTTTTGCGCTGTCTGGCTTGTTTTTGTCAGAGCCTTTCTTCTGATCTTTCTTTGGCGCTGGAGTTCTTCGTGGGTCATCTTTACCCGGCTTATCTGCCTCTGCGTGATCTGCATATGCTTCATGCTCAGACTGCGCTCGCTTTAGCTGCTCTTGGGTTGGTCTACCCTCTTTAACGGTTTTAGCTGGCTTATAATTCTTACCTTCGCGCTCTTTCTTTCTGCGAATGTTCTCCCACAATCCTGGTCGTTCAGCAGCGACATCCCACTCTACTGTTTCTTCTTCAAAGTCTTCGTAATCTTCTTCATTTGGCACAAAGAAATTATCTTCATTGAGTTCTTCAGTATATCCAAAAGTTTCAAAGCTGTAAGCGAAGTCAGCGGCGGCCATTTCGCCCATGTCTTCGCAGGCTTTAGTCAAACAAACAGCAACACGCTGACCGTTCTTTGGATATTCCTCTTTCATTTTTGGATCAGACATACAGCGAGAAACAAATTGTTGTCTATCTTCTCCGTCTTTTTTGCTTGGTAGGGGCATGATTTTCTCCTTTCAAGATGTATTGTTTACTATTTATACACAGACGAAATAACATCAGAGATAATATCTTCAGCATTTTCGTAATCTTTTTCATTACATGCCTTAGAAATAATTCTTCTAGCCTCAGACTTTTTGTAACCAATCCCAACAAGACCAGCCACGGCATCTAAATACATTTCATCATTTTGTTCTGGCTCCTGTCTGCGTCCGACCTGCGCGACTTGAGGCTCTACATATACCGGTTCTTGTTCGACACAAACGTTTTTAGCAGCTTCTATTAATAGATACGCCTCTAATATTTTAAGAAAAACCCCTGCCGCAAAAAACAATACTACAGGAGAAAAGAAAACAAACAAAAAGAATAGCGCAAAGTCTGAGTTCCAAGTGCCTGTATTAGTCACGGATTTTACCTCTGATGGTTGTGCCTTGAAATGAAATCTTCTCAATATCGCGCTTCATCTTGTCAGTTTCTTTCTGGGCTTTCGCGTCGGCTCTGAGTTTTTCTCTGATTTTTAAAACTTTAGCTCTGTTCTTTTGCTCGCGAGCCTTATGCTTTTTAGCGCGTCTTTGGTTTTTACTATTCGCCATTATAAACCTTCTTCTTGAGTTTTTCAATATCTTTCTTGAGCTTTTTCTTCTTTTTGTTCAGCTCCTTGTATTCAGATGTAGTGATCGTTGGGTTATACATCTTTTCTGAAACAAAGCTAAGTTGGCTTTGCATGTGATCTAGTCTAAGTAGAATTCTTTCTTTTTGCATAAGAAAACCCCGCCCGAAGGCGGGGCGTACTCCATTTCAAAGTTAAGCAGTGACAGTTGGCTTCACGACTTTAGAAAAAGTGTTTGGCACAACCGAGAAGCTGGTTCGAGCAGAACCATTCTTGTCTGTCCATTCGCGCTGACGGATACGCCCATCAATGATTACGCGATCACCTTTAGATAGAAGAACGCTTTGCGCATACTTGCAATGACTGTTCCAGCCATCGACATCAAAGTAAACGGTTTCTTCTCTGCCACCAATGTTCTCATTGACGGCGACCCTGAAGGCTACAAGCTCGCTATCTCCGTTGTCGTTTGAGATGGTCTTGTATTCTGGATCTCTAGTTAGGTTTCCCTTCAGGAAAATACGATTGTTCAACATTGAACTCTCCTCAAAAATTAAAAAACACGAAACTTAAATACTCACTCAATATTAGCATGAGTTCGTTTAAACGTCAACACAAAACTCTAATTTTGATATTAAATTTTATATGGCTTCAATTCTGGAAACATTTTATATCTAATATCTTGCCAGATAGCGCCAGTGATTACCATTGACGCTTCGTTATCTGACGGATAGTGAACGCCCTGTAGGCAGCGAGCATAACCAGCATCGCCAACCTTGGAGAAAAACTCTCCAGAGTGTTCTGGGTACATGTCTGATAAAAGATATGCGCCCATCGCAGTATAAGCCGTATGACCAGACGGATAAGCTGGAGTTTGATGCGTCTTGGTTTCTAAGACTGCAATCTGCAACCCATAATACTTAGCCAGTTGTTCTGGTCTTGGCCTATTAAACTTATGTTTGAGATTCATTATAATTGGATATGATAACTTCCACACCCTTTTAAATTCCTCTCTCGGCATCTTTAAGTTGTGCCGCCTGAGTATATCATTATATAGGTCAAGCGGCTCATTGTCAACAAGATAAACCAAATTTTTCTGGCTTACAGATAGATTTTCGGTAAGATCGGCCAGATACTTTAGTTCTTTCTTTGTTTCTTCAGAACTATTTTTGGGAGGCTCTGGTAAGATACTCGCCCAGTCAATAGTTATTTGCTTAGAAACATTCCAAGATTTAGTATCGTCAGTATAAGTTACCGAGTCTATTCTTTCTGCCAGTGATTTGTTTATCTTTGATATAAAACTCATCTATGTCTACCATAATAATTAAATGTGTGAACTCTTGGCGCACCATAAAATCCAGCACTAATGCCAAATCTTACATGGCGACGATCCGGCCCTACGGAAATCGGCCCGACACCAAGATGGAAACCTTGCGGAAACCAACCTATAGTTGGCCTAAATCCTACCGGCGGACGATGATGACCATGATGACCATGCTGCCAGTGAGGTTGTGAACCACGATGGGGCGAATTGTATCGCTGTGGTCCATGATCTCTTTCTTTATGCTCTACCTGCGGTCTACCACGATGTTCGCGTTCTTTGTGCTGAATCTCAGGTTTTCCGCGACCTCTTGCTTCGTCAGCAAAACAAGCAGTAGAAGAAAACAACAAAGCAAATGCGAGAACTAAATTTTTCATAACAATCTCCTTAAATTAAATCTGTGATAATCTTGCCACCATTAGCAATTTTCATGGGACGACCATTCTTTGCAGTATAACTCTTGTTTATATCTATGTCAAGAGCATGACAAATAGTGGTCATCAAATCTTCTGATGAATAGATTAACCCGTCCTTCACTTCTGTTCCGTCTGAATTTGTAGAGCCAATGGCGCGTCCACCCTGAATCAAGCCACCAGAGACAAACGCAGACCAGACTTTCGCCCAATGGTCGCGTCCAGCATTTTGGTTGATTCTTGGAGTCCTACCAAATTCTCCCATCATTACTATAGCAACATTATCCCACATGTCAAGACGTTTTAAATCTAACATCAATGTAGATATAACACTGTCTAGTTCTGGAAGTTTCGTAGATAATGTCTCATGTGTATTTTGATGTAAGTCCCAGCCACCAAAACCAATCTCAACAAATGGAACACCGGTCTGGACGAGCCGCCTCGCCATCAAAGCACTTCGCCCCAGTCCAGTATCGCCATAAGCATCAATAACCTCTTGCGGCTCATCTGTGGGCTTTAGAGCTTTCATTTGTGGGCTTGTATTGAGCTTAAATGTTTGCTGTAACATTTCCATGTGGCTCTTAGCCATGTCGCTATTTGTGGATTTAACAAAACCACTTTCAATAGCAGCAAGAGCCTGCATCCTCTCAAGGTCTACATTGTCGCCAAGGTTTCTGACCTGACCGTTAGAACTAACAATAAAAGGATTCCAAGCAGACCCCAAGAATCCGCCCCCAACACTTCCTGTGCTAATAGCAAAGAATGGAGGAATTTCTAAATAATCTCTGTCTTGTGATAATTCATAGGAAATAACAGACCCCATTGATGGATGTGCCATATTGGGATTTGGTTTAAATCCTGTGTGCATATAATATGTGCCGCGCATGTGGTCTGCCTCTCTTGTCGCCATAGTTCTGACAATAGAGAAGTCGTTGCCCTGCTTGGCGAGTTCTGGCATTAGTTCGTTGATTTGGAAATCGCCAGCGGTAGATAAAGCCCTTGAAGGACCGCCAGTGGCAGAACCCTGCTTTATGTCCCACATATCAATAGTTGGTGGTCCGCCACCAAGCCACACAAGTATTGCGGCTTTTTCATTCTTACGCAACTCCGAAGAATTGTTAATAATGTTTTGACCAAATGATAAAGAGGTTGCTGACAGTGATGCCAGACCGCCAACATGTTCTAAGAAATGCCTTCTGTTAATCATGCAATAATGTCCTGAATTACTTCACCAAAATCTACAATTTCAATAGGTCTATCGCCCGGAGCCATAAGTTCTTTATCGGCATTGATTCCCATTTGGTGATAAATCGTAGTTGCCCAGTGTGGGATTGTCACTGGATTATCTTCTGGTTCGGTTCCAGTGGCATCGGTAGTACCGTAAGTCATTCCGCCCTTGATTCCGCCACCGGCAAGAATAGAACTGAAAACTTTAGGCCAATGGTCACGACCAGCATCCTTGTTCACCTTGGGGGTTCTGCCAAACTCAGAAATCACACAAACAAGCGTAGAGTCTAGTAAACCCCGTTCTGTTAAATCTTCTATAAGCGCAGCGAACGCTTGGTCAAACGGTGGGACTTGAGAGTTAATGCCATTGAAAATATCTTGGTGCATATCCCAGCCACCATAAGTCATCGACACAAACCTAGCGCCCGCTTCAACTAATCTTCTGGACATTAACATTCTTGCGCCAGCAGTATTTCGCCCATATCTATCGCGAACTTCTGGCTTTTCTTTTTCAATATCAAATGCGTCCTGCGCACTTTGACTGCCAACGAGGTCGTATGCTTTCTCATAAAAAGCATTCATAGCTTTTACAGCATCAGAGTTTACGCGCTCAGTCATGTTCTTGTTTACAATGTCTAACAGATTTTTTCTTCTTGTAAAGTGATCGTCTGTAATATTAATAGACAAATCTCTAACTTTAAAGTTGTCTGACGCTGGATCAGACCCCAAAGAGAATGGAGCGTAAGCATTACTTAGGTATCCAGTTCCGGCAAATTCATTGGGTTTTTCTGGAACGCAGACGTAGGCAGGAAGATTATTGCGGGAACCAAACTCATGAGAAACAACGCTACCAATAGAAGGATACTGAAGCGCAGGACTCGGTTTATAACCAGTAAACACGCTATTAGTGCCTCTTTCATGAGCCGCCTCTCCATGTGTCATGCTTCTGATAATCGTTAGTTTATCCGCAACCTTAGCGGTTTTTGGAAATCTCTCGTTGATTTGAATACCAGCAACATTTGTATCAATAGCTTTCATAGAGCCACGATATTCTAATGGCGCGACCGTCTTGGGGTCGAATGATTCCTGAGCAGATATACCTCCGGGGAGGTAGATAAATATCGTACTCTTGGCCTGTCCTTCGATGCTTTCGTAAAACTTTTGTTCGCCCATAGCAAATTGCGTGCCAGCAGCGGCAAAAAGACTTGTCTGCAAGAAAGCTCTACGGCCAATATGGATATGATTAAACATTATAAGCTACCCCAATGTCTCAAAATTGCTAATGAAAGTACGAAAATATAGTCCTCTACTTGTGCTGGCGTAAGTTCCATGCCCATTTCCGCTAGTCTGGTGCGCCATTCTAGCATCTGTTTCTTGTCCATCGAGCCAATTCTTTCAAGATAATCTATCGTATCCTGATCGCCAGTCTTACAAATTTTATAGAATTTCAAATATACATCCCAAGCAGTATCTTCTTCGAGTTCGTTTTTACTGTATGTATAAAATATTCTGTTAAATTCTTTTTGTTTCATTTGTATACTCCGTTTTGGACTACAGAATATACACATTTTTTGCTAAATTAGCCCAACCATGACAGATATTCTTTCTGTGAGTATAGTGTAATATCTAGTCTAGCTTCTGTCAATATGTCATGAGATAATCTAAAATTTTCTATCCATCTGGGATTTGGGCAATCAATACTTACAACTCTTTTGATTCCAGACTGAATAATTAAACCAGCACATCTGCTACATGGCATAAATGGCATAGTATAAATTGTGCATCCCTCAAGATTTTCTTTTGCATGAAGGATGGCATTGGCCTCGGCATGGACAATGAGCTTGTATTTTGTTTCTCTGTCGTCCAGTCTGTAGTCATCTTTAATACCTCTGGGAAATCCATTGTAACCCAAGGACATTATCTTCTTTTTAGAATTAACAATAAGAGCGCCGACTTTTGTAGATGGGTCTTTTGACCACTTTCCCATGTCGGAAGCCATCTGTAGAAACTTAAAATCCCAATCCGTATTCATAAGGAGGTACACCGCGCAAGGTTAATTAGTTAATAGTGAAAGTTTTTAGTTTCTTTTCTTCTGGTAATACTTCCGCCACAAAGACGTATAGCATACCATCCCTCATGGATACATCTTGTACCTCATAATATTGTCCTAAAGAAAACTTACTTGTGAACTTACGTTTTGCAATACCCTTGTAGGCATACTGAACGTCTTCGTCCTGAGATCCGTCTGATGAAATCGTAACGACCCCATCTTGGAACGTAACAGAAACATCGTCTTTAGAGTATCCGGCGAGCGCCAAGTGAATCTCAGCGCCTTTTTCGCTCTTGACGATATTGTATGGAGGGAAGCTACTCGTCGGGCGAGCAAAATCCTCAAACAAGTTATCCCAGCCGATGCTGCGATTAAGAAAATCAGCAATTAAAGCATTTGTCATAATAATCTCCTTTGTGTCACCCTATTAGGCATGACGGTTACTGCGCGGTGTACCTATATATTATAGCATTAACACTCGTCTAATTCATCCCATTTATAAAATTTATCCAAAAATTTATCATAAATATTGGCAGCAGGCAATTCCTGACAGATGGTTTTGTATAATTCCTTGGGGAAAGTCAACATCCCACGGTCTTTGAATATCCTAGTCTTAACAGACTTTACTTCTTTATCGTCCTTGTAGATATAAATTCTACATTCCCTTTGTTTTAGTTTCAACTGCCATTCCTGAATTTTGCATTGAACCTGCATTTATTATCCTGCTCCATCTAGTGTAATAGCTGATCTGTTTCCATCTGTGTCAACTGTCGCCACAATTCTATCAGCGGTATCGTCCGCAGACCTAATGGTTACAGTAGTCGTTCCTGCGCCACTAACCTTGCCAGCCAGTGCTGCCAGACAAATCTTCATGGCTTCCTCTAAAGTATAACCATCAATGTCGCCGTCTGCAAGTGTTCTTCTGACAATTTTTACAGGAATGTGGTAAGAAGTCCAAGCTGTGCCAGATATGCTACCATTTACCTCTACGGAAACCCCGTTGTCGTTGTCGCTAGGAGATAGCGCGGGAGATAGGCCAGTCCACTTGATGAGGTAAACGCCCGTATCACGCTGAGTTACAGTGGGTGTGGCGCTTGGGTGTGTAGACAAGCGGGTTGTTGAGGTATCTATAGTGGCCGCCACATGGTTCCCATCTTCGCCAATAACATTGACGATAATAGCGGCTGTAGTGCCTTGTTCTATTGATTGTTCCATTTTGTGTCTCCGTTATGCGAGTGGATGAGTTTTCATTGTATTGTTGGTCGTCTGAAAGTAAGACGAAACGAATTTTCGGAATGGGTATGCTGTTGTATCAGATCCTAGCCAATACGTTTTATTGATAAAAGCGTTATCTTTAAAGTTGTAATCTTGATTAGCAGAGTCAATAAATGGATCACTTGTAAGAGTGATATCGGCGGGTGATTCAAGCCTTTGACCCGAAGTGCTTTGATTTGTTTTCCCAGAGGTGTTATTATAGTAATAATTTGAAGTAGACGAATAGACACTCCCCTGAGTGTATAATACATAAGCGAGGCCATATCCCCCATTAGATATAAACATGTTGTTACTAATAAGGGAAGAGACACCCGTAACATATAACCCATTGTCGGCATTGTTTATAAAAACACAACCAACACAGGTGCAGTAATTGGAATATACCCCATACCTACCATTGTCATGGAATATACTATTAATATATATACCACCACCTTGGCTAGCCGAAACCCCGTCACTTGTACAGTTTCCAATAATACAAGAATCAAAGAAAAATCCAGCAGGATTACAACATGCTCTTGCGGCAAATGTAGACCAGTTTTTATTGGGGTCATTCGCCACAACGTTAATAAAAACAGCCCTACCATAACCAAAATAAAAACCAACCTTATCTTTTGTCGGATGGGAATATTTAAAATTTAAACTATGGAATATAACACTTTGATTTTGACCATTTTGGAATAGTGTATTATTAGATGTTTGTTCTATAACTGGTAGCGCACCATTTTCAATTCCTCTTATAGAAATACAGCCAAGACATAGTGTTATTTGCTGCGTAATTGTTTGGTCTGTTTCAGTCACAATATCCCAGTCGGATTTTGCGTCAGCGGTAAATATTTTTACTGAATCAGAATTATCCCAAGTTGCCCTCTTGCCACCAATAGCCCACGTTCTACTACTCTCTGTGTTTGCGAACTGGTCGTCACATGTAACCTGTGTACTACTGTCCACGGATAGGATAATTGAAAACTGTCTACCGCTAGAAGATTGTACCCACAAAAGATCGCCCGCACTCACGCCAGTAGTATCAATTCCCGTCACAACAGCAGAAGAACCAGTAGTTGAAGCACCGCTGCCGTATACCGCCGTAGAGGGGCCAAGCCCAGAACTCTGAGTGTCCGACCCCGTTGAGTTGTTAAATACAATAGATCCATTTGGTGCGGTCATTTATAACTCCTAATTTGATCTTAATGGATGTAAAACTGCGCCAAACTTGTCCGAAACGAACTGGCGGAAGGGGTAAATTTGAGTGCCTGCCGTGGAG